ATGCAGATGGACCGCCTTGAATATGAGATTGTCGGATGGGGCGAAAACGGGGAGTCTTGGTCGCTAGAGTATGGCGTTTTATGGGGCGATCCTCTGGCCGGGGAAGTCTTTGACGACCTAGAGCGCGTGATAAAATCCAGCACGTTCAAAAGGTCAGACGGGTCGGAAATGAAAATTTCCGCCTCTTGCCTCGATACGGGCGGAACGACTGGATACCCTCAAGCCGCCTGGGATTGGTTGCGGGGCAAAACTGGCCGCAGGATATTCGGCGTTAAAGGCTATTCGCCATCATGGGGAAACCCCATTGTCCCCGGCCCGTCTCGTCGCAAGTCCGGCAAAAACCGCAGGAAGGTCGATATTTTCCCGGTTGCCGTGGACGAAGCGAAACAGGTCGTCATGCGCCGGATCAATCAAACAGTTTCATCCTCCATGCAGGGCGGCCCCGGCTACATGCACGTTCCCGAAGATCGTGAGGAAGAATGGTTTAAGCAAATTACGGCGGAAAAGCTGATTTACAAAAAGGGGAACGTGAACCGTCGCGAATGGGTCAAGCCAAACAAGGCGCGAAATGAAGCCCTCGACTGCCGTGTTTACGCCTACGCGGCCCTCAAAATCATGAACCCGAAGTTACGGGCAATTCGGGAAGAAAACGAAGAAAATCAGGACACGAATAAAGAAACAGAAGAACACTCCCGAAATCCAGTGGAGCCGGAAGAAAAGGCGGGAGATAACAGGGCGTTGCCACGGATCAGGGCACGCAGAAAATGGAGAAACCCGCAATGAGGCGCGTGAGCCTCCCGGATACATTTGTAGGCGGCACGACTTTTAATGTCGAGACGGGCGATAACGTCACGCTTTATTTGCGTGGCCCCGGTTCTATGGACCTACAAAGTTCCAGCGGCTCCATTTCGGTGCCTGCATCCACGACGGCAACTTGGCCAGCGGGAAGCTATGCATATTCGCTTAGAAAAACGGATACGTCCGGCAATATTAGCGAAATAGGTAGCGGAACAATCCGAATTCTCGCGGATATTGCGTCCCTTCCCGCTGGCACTGATACCCGATCCCAAAACCGCAAGATTTATGATGCGATTTGCGCCGTCATTGGACGCCGCGCGTCTCTCGATCAGGAAAGCTATCGGATCAATAACCGAGAACTGAAAAGGACGCCGCTCGGCGACCTGCTCAAATTCAAATCCCGCTATGCGGCCCTCGTTCGCAATGAAAGCGGGCGCGGCGGCTTCCGCGAACATAGAGTGATATTTTAATGGGCGTTTTCGATTTCTGGAAACGCGGCAGCGCAACGCATAAGCGCGACCTGACGACCGGAACAGCGATCCCAGGACGCCGCGCACGCAACGCCATGCGCCTAGTGGGAGGCATTGACGCGGCAAGGGTGGACCGGTTCGCAGAGACATGGACCGGGACCCCTGTCACACCTGACGAACTGCTGATGCTCTGGCATCGCATTTTACAGGCGCGTTCCCGAGACATGGCGAACAATGATCCTTACATGCGCCGGTTCGTTCGTGGCGTCCGCGCAAATGTAGTCGGGCATGGCCCGAAGCTGCGATGCGCGGTCAAAGTCGCCAGCACGTCGAAAAGCGATGCGAAAACGAATAGCGCCGTACTTCAGTCCTGGGACGATTGGGGCGAGGCTGAAAACTGCGACGTCACCGGGCGCAAGTCTTGGCTTCAAATGCTTCTGCTAGCCGCCGCTACACTCGCGATTGACGGCGAAGTGTTCGTTAAAACAGTTTCAGCCGGTCCCTACGGGCTGCAACTGCAAATGATCGACGCTGTTCGATGCCCGGTCGATTACCAGCTTTCCGATACGGGGAGCGGAACATTTATCCGCTGCGGTATCGAATTCGATCAGAACGAAAAGCCGGTAGCATATTTCTTCACGTCTGATGACGATCACGCGAATTATTATGCGTTCGATGGGCGTAAATATGAGCGCGTCCCGGCTGACGAAATTCTGCATGTTTACCGCCATGACATGATCGGACAGCGGCGCGGTTTTCCTTGGGCTATGTCTTCTCTGTTCCGCCTCAAACGCCTGAAAGGTTTCGAGGACAACGCCGCGATGAATGCGGAAGTCGGCGCAGGGAAAATGGGTCTCATTACTTGGGACCCGGAGAGTGGACCGGAACCCGACGACGACGACGAACCTATCCGCATCACCGCAGAGGGCGGAACGTTCCTCGAATTGCCGTCTGGTGCGAGCCTCGAAAAATGGGACCCTTCATTCCCCGATAACGTGATTGCGACGTTTACGAAGTCGCTTTTGCGCGGCGTTGGCGCTGGTTTGGGGATGAATTACCCGTCCCTTGGAAACGACCTAGAAGGCGTGAATTTTTCCTCTATTCGTGCGGGCACGATTGAGGAACGGGAACTCTGGAAAGAGGACCAGAAGCTAATCATTGAAGGTCTCTGCATCCCGGCTTTTCGCCGATGGATCGGCCCCGCCCTGCTGCGAGGTATGATCGTCAATGACGACGGGTACACGGTTCCGCCCTTGCGTCTGCGGGCAATCCTGCGGGCCTCGACTTTCCACGGTCGTCGGTGGGATTGGGTGGACCCGAAAAGCGATGCAGCCGCGAACCGGCAGGCAGTCGATAGCCTCATTAAATCACCGCAGGAAATCATCCGGGAGCGCGGAGGCGACCCGGAGGAAGTCCTAGACGAAATCGCGGAGTTTTACGCGATGGCAAAGGAGAAAGGCATTCCGGCGACCGCCATACAATCCGCCCAGGGCGATCAGGTCAAAATCGCAATCAATGAGGACCCGGACGGCGATGCACCGACCGCACCGGCGGCCAGTGATGGAAAGACAAAAAAGTGAACATTGAAGGCATCATTACCCGGCTGAATGCTGAAAACGGCGGGGCCGTTCGCTCTGCCGTGGTTGAAGGCGTGGACCGCGACGCGCGGACGGTTCAGCTTGCCTTTTCCAGTGAGGGGGCAGAGGTCCCCCGATGGTTTGGAACTGAAATTCTCGGGCATGATCCCGGAGAGGCAGACCTTACGCGCCTGAACGATAGCGCGGCCCTTCTGATGGACCATAATGCGCGCGATCAGGTGGGCGTAGTGGTTCCCGGCACGGCTCGACTGGATGCGGACGGCAAGGGGCGCGCGACTGTTCGTTTCAGTAAGTCGCCGCGCGCCGAAGAAATCTTCGGCGATGTGGCTGACGAAATCCGCAAACACGTTTCAGTCGGCTATCGCGTTACTGCCATGAAGCACGTCGAGACGCGCGAAAATGGCGATGACGTCTATCGGATCACTGGATGGGAACCGTACGAAATTTCCTTCGTCGGTGTTCCTGCGGATCATTCCGTAGGCGTAGGCCGAAATTACTCCCGAAATCCAGTGGAGCCGGATAATTCAGCCCTCGATAATGAGGCTCCCGAAAGTAATCCAGCCGCGACACCGGCCCCGGAAAACAATCATGCAAGGTCACAAGTGAACGAAAACGAAGTAATGGAGCGCGCGCGTTCGGAAGAACAGAAGCGCGTGAAAGATATTCTCGATCTTGGTCGCCAGTATGGCGCAAGCGATCTCGCCGCCGAACACGCCGGGAACCCGACGGGCTCGACGGAAACCCTGTCTCGCGCGCTTCTGGAACGTCAGGGTAAACAGGCCCCCATCGGCCGCCCGAATTCCGACGTTGGCATGGAAAAGCGCGACCTGACGAAGTTTTCCATTGTCCGCATTGCTCGCGCTCTGGCAAACCCGCAGGATCGCAAGGCGCAGGACGCCGCAGGTTTCGAGCGGGAACTGTCCGACGCCGCGCGATCCAAGCAGGTCAAGAGTGACTCCGGAAACTGGGTCATTCCGTCCGACGTTCTGCGCTCGGCAGTCTTTGAAGGGCACGAAGACGCGCGCCGTGACAGTGAGATGAGCATCGCCAGCAACGGCCAGACGGGCGCGGGATCGACGGGCGGCAATCTGGTCGCGACGAACCTGCTGGCATCCAGCTATATCGACATTCTGCGGAACAAGGCGACCTTTACGCATGGTGTCGCCATGCTCGGCGGCCTGATCGGGAATCTGGATATTCCGAAGCAGACGGCGGCGACGCAGGGCTACTGGATCGGCGAAGGCGACGACGCGACCGAAAGCAATATGGACTTCGGCCAGCTCTCCATGTCCCCGAAGACGCTTGTCGCCTACACGGACATTACGCGCCGCTTTCTGATGCAGTCGAGCCTCGACGTTGAGTCTCTGGTCCGCCGCGATCTTGCGCGCTCGATGGGGCTCGCCATCGATCTTTCCGGCTATTACGGTACGGGAACCGAAAAGCAGCCGACCGGCCTC